CATCTGTAGCTGTACCAAGGCGGCGAGTTGCCTTTGACTTCTCAGCGGATAGACCATCGGTCAAACCCTTATAGATGTCGCCAATCTTTCCCTTTGGCATGCCGCTCATTACTTCAATAGCAGCACTGAGTGCTTCAGCCTTTGTTGCGAAAGTAGTAGGTGCTTCGCCATTTGACTTATCAGCGGAACGACCCTTATGTCCATCCATATCGATTGGATCAACTGTTTCATTGTCACCGCCAGATGCCTTGAACTCTACTAGTTCCTCATTATCCTTATTAATAGCCATAACTTCTTTCTCCTTTGAGACCTTTTGAGATACTATACTTATTTATAATTAATTAGTTCTTATAGTGATTTTAGAAACTTATTGAACATCCGAAGTGAGTTCTCATCGATCTGATTTACCGTCATCTTCTTCATTTCTTTCTTAGCTTCATGTACCATTTCAGCTGCTTGCCATGTACCAGCGGCAACGTCATATACCCATTCTGTGTTCTCCATAACGCCACGAACGAAAGCCTTATGAGCAGAAGGATCGGCAACAATATCAGCAGCAGTGGCAAGCATAAAGTCGTCTTGGACTTCCATGATGCCACCATTTGACTTTAGTGTACCCATACCACGTGAAGAAACGCCAAGGTTGGCACCTTCATCTAGTAGGTTCATTACGATATTACCCATAGGGGTATCAGTGATCTTAGCCTTGCCAATGAAGTCTGAACCTTCCTGGCGTAGTGACTTGATCATGTGTGATACACGATCTAGATTGATTGATGGACCAGCGGGATGGCCAAGTTCACCATAAGCACGATTGGTCTCAATGAGTTCCTTAGTATAGCGAGCAACTTCTTTAGCAAGAATCTTTGACTCATAGATACGACCATTCTTATTAGGCTTATCACCCATAAGAAATACGCCTTCGATGAAATAGTTCTTGCGACCATCTTCCTTAGCTTCTTTAACTAAGCTTAGTTTCTGGTCGAGTACTTCGCAAATAAGCTTCATTGTAGTTCCTTTATGCTACGTTGCCAATAGACTGTTTACCAACCTGAATTATAATTGACGCAGCTGCATCTGCAGTATTAGCAACAATGTTTGCTGCTGGATATTCAATACCTAATGCGGTGCCATTACCAGCAAAGTCAAACGTGTTATTGGTATTAGAAGTTGTGAATACTAAATTAGCACCACGATAGATGTTCCAAACACCAGAGCTTAGAATCTTAGTAACTACCATGCTCTGTACATTTTCTGCAGTAGCATTAATGTTGCAGTTAGCTAAAGTGATTACTAGATTAGCACCAGCTGTTCTAAACCAAGCATGACCTGAAGGTCTATTTTGATATGAGGTAGCCATTTATTATGCTCCCTTCTTTGTAGCAAATGTATTCATAGCTTTTCTCGCTAAACTTCTAGCAGGATTTTTAATTTCGTTACCGTATTCATCCTTCTTAGGAGCAATCTTCTTTACTCCCTTTTCACCAGTAACAAGCATCTTACCTAATGATGATTGCTTTACAGGAGCCTTTGGCTTTCTAATGCCCTTCTTCCAATCTTCCCTGGAAACAGCATTTTTACCATGAATTTCTTTATGAGTATACCAGCCATCATCTTCTTCGCCTCTGGATTCGTCATCTTCAGTGGCTTCATCAAGTTCGACTTCTTCCTTGGCCATTGACTGTTCGCCATTGCCCTTGAAAGCTGATGGCTTGGCAATATTGTTATCGTCCTTGCCACCTTGATTACCTTCTGATTCACCATCTTCTTCGTCGTCATCACTCTTTGAGTCATTGATTTCTTTTGAAACTGCTTCAATAAAATTATGAGCAAGTTCTAGCTTTTCAATAACGTGCTTATCTAATTCTGTATCGTCCTGAAGATTTTCAAACATCTCAGCTGACATCATGGCGATGTTTTCTAGCTTTTCTCTGACACCGTTTACGGTTTCATTTTCTTCATCACCAGAGTTGTTTGTTTTTTCATTCTCGGCACCATTATCGGTTGCCATTGCTGAGTCGCCAGAAAATCCTGGATTATCAGATGTTGCAGGAGCAGGTGACATTGGTTCGCCAGCTTCAGCAATTGTTTCTTCAGTTTTTACATTGTACGCTTTACGACCAGCACCAATATCAGAAATTGTATGACCGATTGGCTTTTTTGTGCTCACTCTCACTACTATCATCTTCTTGGCTGGTTCAGTTGTGTCTAAACCATCTGTTTCTTTTTGTGCTAATTTAGCATTTGAAATTTTAGCTACAAACTTTTCGATAAGCTTTCTCTTGATGACACTTTCATAAGCCTTTTCATCTTCGCCTGTCTTATAATCAGCTTTACGAGTTGCATCGTCTTTCTTAACCTTATCGCCTTTAAAACGAGCATTGTTTGACTCAGCATCATCAGCTGGATAGTCAGTAACTATTACTGGATGCTTAGCAACAAACTTCTTGATACCTTCCTTAGCAGCCTTGCCCATGGCATAAGCACTAAGATCAGTATTCATGATCTTACGAGCTAAATTCTTTGGCTCTGCGGGAATAGCCATTTTTGTATCTTTATCCTGTGTTGGCATTTTATTCCTCTGAGTTAAAAAGTGTTTTGCCGACTTCAATCTTCTTAGCGGCAAGAACTTCAGCAACCTTTTCCTTCATATAGTCGTCGACGGACGCTTGAATCTTAACTACGTCGCCGTCAATAGCGTAATCAATAATATCTGAAACGGTATGTTCTGCCATATTAATCTCCATGTATTCTATTTATATTTATATTACTTACTTAATTGGGGTTCCTGTGGACTAGAAGATGGTGTACCAGGTGGCGGTTGCTGGCCAGGTTGACTTTGCTGATCAGGAGGAGCTAGCATCTGAGCTTGCTGCGTCTGTACGATCTGCTGATCAAAGTTCTTCTGCTGATCTTCCTTCATTTCCTTTTCCATCTGCTCGATGTCTTCATCGGTCAGCTGTAAGATATTCTTACGGATCCATTCCTCGGAGAAATACTTACCGACATAAGGGTCCATCATTGCAACGGTATTCATGCGCTCACGAATGATTTCCTGATCCTTTAACTCAGCGAAGTAGTTGTCCTGCTGGAAGTTAAAGTGAATCTTATTCTTAATCTTTGACCATTCTTCATCAGCAATAACCCCAGTTAATACTAACTGCTTCTCAAGAACCTTATAAAATAGCTCTGAGAACTTAGTGCGTAAACGAAGGATGAACTTCTGGAACTTAAGTTCATCACGGCTAATCTCTGATGAACGACCAAGGTTAAATCCACCTTCACCTTGTAACCGTGAGGTAGGAACATTGAGTGACTGAAATAATTTCTTTTCGAAATATTCAACATCAGACATTTCGCCAAGGTTTCCGCCTGATGCTAATGTCTGTACCTGAGTGCCACCACCATCACTGCGACGTGGGAACCAATAGTCATCTAGCATGGTAAGGAACTTACGATCGTCTCTTACATTACCTGTTGTAGCATCATACACTAAACGATTCTTATGCTTGACCATCATATCACGGACATACTGTTCAGCCTTCATCTTAGGAAGGTTGCCAACGTCAATGCTAAAGATGCGACGTTCAGGTGCACGAGCAATACGATAAATTACTGTGGCATCTTCAAGGATGCGTAATTGATTGAGTGGCTTAATTGCTTTATGCAAATAACCAAGTACGATCTTATTATCTTTATCAACTACGCCTGATGTTACATGTAGGATAGAATCTTTTGCAATTTGCACACCCTGATTATCCATACCAGTGGCGGAAGCTCCCTTGAAGCCTCTCTCATTATACATGTAGAATTCGCTGTCTGTTACGTTAGTATATACCATGTCCTTACGAATACGCTTAACAGCGCGGATCTTACGGATCTTACGAGGATCAATGTAACGTAATTCTTGAATACCAGAGCGAGGATCATTAACGTCGATCATTACATGATAGTAAATACGACCATCAACATACCAACGCTTGAAGATTTCATAACCATAGTTATTAAAATCAAATAACTCAGAGATCTTATCCCACTCTTGAGTAATTCTTTCTTTGATATTGTCAGTGTAATCTAAATCATCAAGATCAATCTCAACGATTTTCTCTTTGCTTTCTTTTACAATAGCTTCGGATATGATGTCGCTGATGGCAAGATCAACTTCTGGTTGAATTGCCATCTCGCGATACTTAGCAACAATTTCTGCTTCTGTTTTGGCTGAACCTTCAAGATCAAGGTATGTACCGAATGTACCACCAGCTGAAACGACTAGTGCACCGTCATCAGACTCTCTAGGAGCAAATGACGGAATGTCTAATTGTTCTTCTTCTCTCTTGATTTCAAAACCGAAGATTTTCATCATATCACCTTATCAATAATGTATTATATTTACTTACCACCTGCATTACCAGTGTTGCCGCCAGTTACTTCCCAGTAATCATACATGAACGATGCCTGGAACTCTTCAATCTGATCGGTTGCATTCCAATCAAGAGCGATTGCTGAGATATCCATTGGGTAAATACCATGGAAGGTATACTGGCGAATTACATTACCAGTCTTACCATACTGAGATACAGTGGCATCCTGCTTATAGAGTAGTGGTGAAGAACCACCAAACGTGCGAAGATTGCCTTCAAACGAGTTGATCTTATTTGACCACTGCTCTAGACCATTACGGATCTGGAAGTCTTCATCGTTAATGATTGTTACTGACCATTCAGCATAAGTCCGATCACCAGCAATATTTACTTTACGACCAAAGTAAGGGATCTGAATGTTTCCTAGTCTGGCTTCAGGAATAGAAGAAGCACGGACCATGAATGGAACCTTAATGTTCGAAACAGCATTTGCTGGGTTATTAAACTGAACGCTAAAGAGTGACTGCCTTGCGCCGCCACCCGTTAGTTGAGCCTTAATTTCATTAATATTAAAGGACATCTTTATTTTCTCCTGTTTTCTTTATATTTATTAGAATTTGCCTACGATTTCGGAGAACTCAACGCCAGTCCTAACAGCCACAAAGTTTAGCTGGATGAAGTTTACAGACTTGGCTGGCTTGACATAGATGTCACCAACAAATTGGTTAGCATCGATAACCTGCGCAGTATTGTTTGAGTCATCGCAAACAACGCGGAAGTCATAGATACCCTGTCTACCTTGCACATCCTGGAGGAATGGAGTAACTAATGATACGAACTGCGACCGAGTAAAGGCATCGTTGAACTCGAAGAGCGAGTACTGAGCAGCAGCCGAAATGGCTTTCTCAAGAACGATAAACAATCTGCGAACATTAATACGATCAAAGGCAGAAGACTTAGCCTGTAGCGTCTTGTCACCGAATAGAACTGTGCCCTGACCTGGGAAAGTTACAACTGGGTTTACTGCGTTTGGATATAGAAGGTCGCGTTGAGCCTTGCTTGGATTAAAAGCAAGCTTGACGAGGTTCTTAATCTGACCGCGATTGAAACCAGCAGGTGAGTACCATGGATCCTTAGCGTTATCAGTATAAGCGCATAGACCAGCAATATCACCATTTAGTGGGATATAACGATAGATGTCGCTATACTTGTCATATTGATACTTGTAGCCAGAATCTAGAACAGCATAAGAGGAGTTCGTTAGACCATTGCGGAAGCTTACAATCGAGGTAGCTTCGTTACCAGCATTATTGACAACAGTCGACTTGTTTGGTGATACGAACACAACACAATCCATACGAGGCTGTGCAACATTTTGAATCACATAGTTAGCTAGCTGAGTTGTATTTGTATCATCTGACTTACCTGTTAGAAGTAGAGAAACAGCAGAAGTTTCAGTCGACTTGAATAAGTCATAAGCAGTTGTTAGAGCACCAATTACTGGAGCAGTTTCAGCAGCACCGTCCTGACCGCCAGCGAACTGGATGGTCATTGGTGTTGTATTTGACTGTGAAGTAATTAGAGCAGCATTAGCTACATAACCGCTTGACTGACGATGGTTTGTATACCAAACATACTGCGAATTCTTATTGATAACGTTTACATAGTAGTTTGTTGAGCCATCTGAGGTCATTGCATCTGTAGCGCGTGACAATCCAGTGTATACTTCTAGAACCTGCCCAGGAGTACCAGTAATCTGGCCAAGATCATCTGTTACCACAACATGAACTTCATCATTAGCAGAAGTGTTGCCGTATGTTGATACATAAGTGGACTGGCCAGGAGCTGCAGGAGCAGAACCATAGAATTCCCAGAGACGAGCAACGTTAGTTGTTGCGGGAGTAAAGGTTGAAGATAGAGTGTATGGGCTGTAGAAAGAGATGCTTAGTGTTTCACCAGCAAAGTGTAGGTTAGCTGAACCAGTAGCAGTTGTAGCGGCACTTAGTGTTACAGCAGTAGCGTTTACAATGCTGGCTACAGTAGCACCTGCAGGCATACCTGCAATATTGGCAGAAACAAACATGCCAACAGTAATCGTTGCTGTGTTGGTTAATGCTGTTAATGTCGTATTTGTGCTCATCGTTCCGACATTAGAGAAGAATACTGGGATAGAACCCTTAGAAGATACCTGAAGATTCTGAGTACCGATAGTGCTATTACCGACAGTAATATAGTCACCAACAGTAAGTGCATTCCAGGCGATAGTTGAAGCTAGATTGGCTGTGACAGTTGCACTCTGAAGATTAGCAGCGGAGTCAGTAAATATGATTGTTGCAGTATTCGAGTTAATAGTAAAGGTTGTATTTGCAACATTAACTAAGTTTGAAGAATATTGAGTAGCACTATCACACTGAGATACTGACAAGCTAGAACCTAATGAGCCAGGATAACGTGCGACATACTTGAAAGTTGTGTTAGCAGCAAAGTTACCATTAGCTGAAGAATTGTTATAATCATCTTCGTTGCTGATAAAGAATCCGTTCTGGACGTTAGCGCCAGAATAAGTGCCAGCTGCAACAGCTGTAGCTACTGCGCCCGTGCTATCGGCGACAGCGGAGAAAGAATCATTGGCTGTAGTACCAGTGCCAGCAGCGCGACTTACTAATAGTGAATTACCATAAGCGAGGAAGTTAGCAGCTGTGAAGAAGGTTTCGAAGTTGCTGCTGTTTGGTTCGCCAAAACGACGAACTAATGATGCTTCTGAATCAACTAAAACTAGCTGACCGATTGGACCCCAGCGAAAGATACCTGCGATACCACCAGTAGTTGTTGAAACTGCTGGAATAACCGTTGTGAGATCGATCTCGCTGACGTTAATTCCTGGGCTTACTTGAAATGCCATTGTTAATTCTCCCTTATCCCAAAATAGATGCTTATAGAGCGCCTTACTGTATTATTTATAAAAACAGGATACTAAGCTTAATTGTTGAACCAATTATTAAATTGTTGGTCTGTATCATCTATTGCGTCTGGATCAGCCCAAACATCATCGATAAACCCGAAGGGTATTAAGTTTTCTTCGACTAATTTTTGGTTGCTAGACAATACCTCTAATCTTGCATCGTTATCACAAAGTTCTTTGAAGTATTCTTGATGCACGAGCCAAGAGAATAATACGCAACACATTACTAGATCGTCATGTTCTCCTTCTTCGGCTTCGTATTTATTATTATGCTCAATGAATCTGAACATCTCATACAATAGGTCATAATCATTAATTATTATTTTATCGTTTTCAACAAGGCTCTTAAAGTTTGCACAGCCGATACGCTTTACCTGAGTGGTGGTTCTAACTCCTAGACCATATTTAACCCCCGCTCCTCCACCTATATTCTGGCCAGCTCTACCCTTTGACCTTGTGGAAAGGACATTTTCATACTCAAGGTCATGAAGTAAAATATCAGCCACCTGCTGACCGATGTCATTCACCTCCAC